ATGTCCAACGCGGTTAAAGATTCATCCGATACTTCCGAAAATCTCTCCAAGGGCCGGATTTTACTATTTGTCATTCCAATAATGGTCCTCGCGGCATGCGCTTCTTCCGAGAAGAAGTGGGTCCAAAGCGAAGATCCTGTCACACCTGCGGACAAGGATTTGGTGCAATGCAAGTATCAGGCCGCCGGTTCAACCGCCGCCTTAGCCACTAACAGTTCTGCCAGGAGCAAGGAAGAGGCCAATCTTGTTAATGCATGCATGCAGGCAAAGGGCTATAAGCAATAACACCCAAAGCGCGCGCCAAAAGCGCCTACGGTTGCGAGAAGCAGCTCGTACCAACCTAGAGCGCATTCCAACCTGCGATATCTATGAACGTCGCAAGACCTTGCAAAAAGGCTGCAATGGCCGCTGCCACAGCGCCGCGTGCGCTCCATTTGCTTTGAGTTCGCAGGGCAGTAGCGGTGGAACCCATATCTATGGGTCCTTCACTCTGATGTGGCGTCTTCACAGCAGACGACTTGGCCCAATAGAATGCCGCAAACGCCGCTGCTAAGATCGAAAACCATGTCGCGGCCAACCAAACCACGTAACCTACCATTCGAATCATCCTTTTGTTTCGGGCCGGAGCCTTGCATTTCCATGGCGAAAGGCAAGATCAGCCTTGACGGAGCCTTGAGAAATCAATGGCCAATCCAAAGTATTCCGACGATGTGAAAACCCGCGTTGTTCAGTGCCTGGCATGCTTCGATCCACCTTCAGTTGTCGTTAAATCCATCAAGGCAGACTTCGGTATCGATATCAGCGCCCAGGCGGTGGAGACCTACGATCCCAACAAGGTAGCGGGCAAAAGGCTTTCCAAACGCTTCCGCGAACTGTTCGAGGCTACCCGGAAGGCATTCCTCGAGGATACCGCGACGATAGCTATCTCACATCGCGCTGTTCGGCTTCGTGCTTTGCAGCGCATGGCGGAGAAGGCAGAAACACAGGGCAATATGGTTCTGGCAGCATCGCTGATGGAACAGGCGGCAAAAGAAGTCGGGGATAGTTTCACAAACCGGCGCGCTCTTGTTGGCGCTGACGGTGGCCCTGTAGAGGTGCGTACCCTTGCAGACTTCTACGGCAACATTAAACCCGGCGCTTCGTGACTTTTGGCTGGCACCGGCACGCAACCGGGTTCTCTACGGTGGCCGATCGAGTTCGAAGTCATGGGATGCAGCCGGGTTCGCCATCTTTCTGGCGACACAGTGCAGGATCCGCGTCCTTTGCGCCCGCCAGTTTCAGAACAGGATCGCCGAATCCGTTTATACCCTGCTGAAAATCCAGATCGGACGCTTCGGTCTGACGAACGAATTCATCATCACCGAGAATTCGATCAAGCATAAGCGGACCGGCTCGGAGTTCATGTTCTATGGCCTCTGGCGCCATATCGATGAAATCAAGTCGCTCGAAGGCATCGACATTTGCTGGATTGAGGAAGCGCACAATCTCACTGAAGAGCAGTGGAACATCCTTGAGCCAACGCTGCGCAAGGAAGGCTCGCAGTTCTGGATCATCTTCAATCCGCGCTTGATCACGGATTTCGTCTATCGCCGGTTCATCTCGAACACCCCGCCGGACACGATCAAGAAACAGATCAACTACGTCGACAACCCGTTTCTCTCTGCCACTATCCTCAAGGTCATCGAGGCGAAGCGGCAGGAGGATGAGGAAGAGTTCAGACACATCTACCTGGGTGAGCCCCTCACCGATGATGAAGCGGTCATCATCAAGCGGTCGTGGATCCTTGCAGCAGTTGATGCGCACAAGAAGCTCAAGATCGAGCCCACAGGCGTCAAGCGTGTCGGGTTCGACGTTGCGGATAGCGGTAATGACAAGTGCGCCACTGTCGCTTCTCATGGCTTCCTTGCAACGCACGTTGATGAGTGGAAGGCAAGAGAGGATGAGCTGCTGAAATCTGCGGGCAGGGTACATGCCATCGCACGGCAGCTTGGTGCATCAATCGACTATGACAGTATCGGAGTAGGGGCCTTTGCCGGCGCCCACTTTCAGGCGCTCAATCTCGAACACAAGATCAAGATTCCGTATTTCCGGTTCAATGCCGGGGGCGGAGTGCTCAATCCGGATCGTCGTATCGACCCAAAGGATCCGAAGTCACCGCTGAACAAGGATTTCTACGCCAACATCAAAGCGCAATCGTGGTGGGAAGTCTCGCGCCGGTTTCGGAACACCTTCAACGCGGTGGAAAAGGGCGAGCAATTCGAAGCCGACGAACTGATCGCCATTTCCAGTGAGTGCGATCACCTCGACCAGCTGATCGACGAGCTCTCGACGCCGCGCAAGGACTACGACAACAGCGGCAAATCAAAGGTCGAGAGTAAGAAGGACCTGGACAAGCGGGACATCCCGTCTCCCAATCTTGCCGACGCTTTCGTAATTGCCTTTGCACCTCGTACTTCGCACACGTTCACGCTCGCGCATATCAGTTAGGACTATCATGGGAAACGTCATCGCAATGGCTCGTGACAGCCTCGTGAGCTTTGTTTCCCGGCTGGGAACGGAGCGGGACAAGGCCGCGACGGTTTTCTATACGCAGCCCATCCTGACCGATGAACAGATCGTGGCGGCCTATCGGGGATCGTGGCTGCCGCGGAAGATCATCGATATTCCTGCCCTCGATAGCTGTCGCAAGTGGCGCGGCTGGCAGGCCGACGACAAAGTCATCGAGCTCATCGAGAAGGAAGAGAAGCGCCTGAATGTGAAAGGCAAGGTGCTTGAAGCATCGAAGAAGGGCAGGCTGTTCGGTGGCGCTGCTGTTTATATCGGTACGGGCGACAGCGATCCTTCACAGTCGCTCGATGTTGAGCGGATCGGCAAGACCGGCATCAAGCATCTCACTGTTTTGACACGCCGCCAGTTGAGGGCCGGCACCATCGATCGTGATCCGGAATCGGAATGGTTCAACCGGCCAGAGAATTATTATCTCACCGGGTTGAACGGAAAGCAGATCATCATCCATCCCTCGCGCCTGGTGCTTTTCAACGGAGCGATGTCACCCGATGACGATATCAGCGGCATGACACAAGGCTGGGGTGAAAGCATCCTGACTGCCACACTGGACGCTATCAAAAACGCTGACAGCACAGCGGGCAATATCGCCAGTCTGATCTTCGAAGCCAAGATCGACATCATCAAGATACCTGGGTTCACCGAGAATATCGGCAACAAGGCTTACGAGGATGCCATTCTCAGCCGCTACACCCTTGCGAACACCATCAAGGGTATCAACGGCACACTGCTGCTCGATGCCGAAGAGGAATATGAGAGCAAAAGCGCGCAACTTGCTGGTTTGACTGACATTCTCATGGCATTCATGCAGATCGTATCAGGCGCTGCTGATATTCCCGTCACGCGTCTATTGGGACAATCTCCCGCTGGAATGAACGCGACCGGGACAAGCGACATGAAGAATTACCATGATCGCATCCAGTCCATTCAGGAGCTTGAACTGATGCCTGCAATGAGCCGCCTGGATGAGTGCCTTATCCGCTCTGCCACCGGCACGCGAGACGAAGCAATCTATTGCGAATGGGCGCCACTCGAGCAAATGTCCGAGAAGGATAAGGCCGACATCTTCAAAACCAAGGCAGATGCTGCCCGAGCGCTTGTTGGTTCCAATTCCGGACAGGAGATCATTACCCGCGAGGCCTTGTCCGATGCCCTTGTGAACACCTTCACCGAAGACGGTAGCCTGCCCGGGTTAGATGGCTTCATTGATGAGTATGGCAAGCTCTCTGAACAAGACCCAACGGAAGCCGATCTCATCGCTGCGACGACACCGTCTCGCACTCCAGGGATGTAGAGTCAGCGCGGCGATTTGAGTTTAGGGAAAAAAATCAATGGAGAAACGCCCTCAAGATCTCCCAAAATTGCGCGCAGTTGACCATTGCCACCTTTGCCAATCCCGTTGCGGGAACACGCCAAAATCGGTCTCGAAAGTTGTTCGTCACTTTTGTTTCGGGTGAAGTCGCGAAAGCGAGGTAATAAGGCCAAGAATGCCCAACTCGCGCGCAAATACGAGTGTGAAATTGCGAAACGAGCCCTGGAATGATCGCCGCTCGAGATATCTGACCTGCTTGCGATGAGCCAAAGTGCCGCCTCGTGAGGATACCTCACTTCGCAGCAACCTGACCTGATTCACTAAAGCTGACATCACTTTCTCCGTTGGTTGGCGGCGAATTGCTGAACCGCCATCGCGAGTTGAGGATAACACCATGCAATTCACTGATACAGTCACGGTTGCGGGAACGCGCCGGCGCGACGACGGCTATCTCGTCGCTGACGCCCGGATCGCGCGCACTGGCATCCAGACCTATCTGGGCTGGGAAGTCGGCAAGCCTGACATGGCACAGGTGCAGGTTTATCGCCCCGGATCTGAAGTGTTCAGCGAGGATACTCTCAAGAGCGCTACACATCGTCCCGTCACGAACGACCATCCTGACGAGCATGTCACGTCCAGGAACTGGAAAGAATATGCGGTCGGTCAGACCGGCGATGAGGTAACGGGCGAGGGCATCTTCATCCGCGTCCCGCTCATGGTCAGCGATGAGAAGACCATCCTCGCCATTGAAGGCGGAAAGCAGGAATTGAGCGCCGGTTACACCTGCGACCTCGATTTCACCCCCGGCACTACGCCGACCGGCGAGGCCTACGACGCCATCCAGAAGAATATCCGTCTCAACCATGTTGCCATCGTGCAGCACGGCCGAGCCGGAAAACAGGTTCGCATCGGTGATGCGAGCGCATGGGGCGTTGCCCCGATCACCAATGATCAAAGACCAGAAAAGGAAAAGATCATGACCCTGAAGACGGTTACCGTCGATGGCATCCCGGTTGAAGTAACCGATCAGGGTGCCACGGTGATCGGCACGCTGCAGTCGCGGCTTGCTGATGCCAACACCAGGCTTGCGGACGCAGAGAGGGCACACCAGGTTGCCCTTGCAGCCAAGGACGCTGAAATTGCCAAGAAGGACGCAGAGATCGATGCGACGAAAGCTAAGGTGCTTTCCGATGCCGACCTCGACAAACGCGTTCAGGCGCGCGCCGATCTCATCACCGTTGCCAAATCAATCGCCAAGGATGTGAAGACGGAGAGTCTGACCGATGCGGCAATCCGCAAGGCTGCCGTTGTTGCGAAGCTCGGCGACGAAGCCGTGAAGGATAAGGCTGAAGCCTATATCGACGCTCGCTTCGACATCCTCGCCGAAGACGCAAGGAAGGTCGCTGATCCATTCCGCACCGTTGTGCAGAACGGCATCCAGACCTCCGACGGCGTCACCAATTCCAATGACGCTTATGCAGCAATGCTCGCTCGCGATGCCGCCGCATGGCAGGGCAAGAAGGAGACCGCATAATGGCTTTTCCAACCGTATCCTATTCGCGTGATACCCCAGCCGGCTATCCTGGCATGATTGCGAGCACGGAGCCGCATCACATCATTTCGATGGTCGTGAGTGGAACCTCAGGCAACATCCCCTTTGGCATTGGCGTCCTCTTTGACACTGTCGAAGACACGGTGAAACTGCCAACAGCGATCGGCAAGTTTGCCGGCGTAGCTGTTGTCGATCGCACGCTGCCCTATGCCAATGGCGAGGTCTACAAGCCTTACGATCAGATCAGCGTCATGAAGAACGGCTCTATCTGGGTTACCGCTCTTGTCGCCGTTGCCCAGGGCGATCCGGTCTACATGACCCCGCCGGGCGGGTTTACCAACGTGTCAAACTCTGCCGCCAACCAACTCATCGAAAATGCCGAATGGGCAAGCGTCACAGCTGGTACCAACCAGCTCGCACGTCTCCGCCTTGGCGCCACCAAGTAAGGAGAACGAGCATGTTCACCACTGACGCGCCCGCGCTGGCGCTAAACTTCCTGCGCACCGCGCAGAATTACATCGAGCCTGGTATTTACGCCCGCGAGTATCCGGACTTTCAATACCGCGAACTGGTGCCGGTCGATAACTCGGCTCCGGATTGGACTACCGCTATCGATTTCTTTTCGATGGGTGATGACGTTGGCCAGGCCCGTGAAGTGGCCGCGGACGGCGATGACATTCCATTCGTAGATTTCAAGCTAGACAGCGGCAATAGCCGGGTATTCATGGCTGGTATCGGTTATCGCTACAACCTCCAGGAGCTTGCGCATGCACAGGCGTATGGCATTCGGCTGGAGAGTGATCGAGCTGACGCGGCCCGTCGCAAGTACGAACTGTTTGTCGACAATGTTGCTTTCATGGGGCGCCCGAAACTCGGTATGACCGGGTTGCTCAACGCTACCAACGTTACTGCGTTGGCTGCCGCAAATGGTGCCTCCGGCACAGCCACCTGGACCACGAAGACGGCCGACGAGATCCTCGCCGACGTCAACAGCGTTCTGAGTGTCATCTTTACTGCCTCCAACGGCATTGAGCAGGCGAATACAGTCCTCCTGGATCAGGATCGTTATGCTCTCATAGCAACGAAACGTCTTGATGCGACCATGACAACGACGGTGCTTGAGCACATTCAACGTGCGAATATCTACACGCAACGTACTGGATTGCCTCTCACAATCCGCGCTGTCTTCGGACTGGAAACAGCCGGCGCCGGTAGCACACATCGATTGGCGGCATACCGTCGTTCCCCGGATGTCGTGAAGATCCACATTCCTATGCCACTCCGCTGGCTTCAGGCCGAGCAGCGGCTCCTGAAGTTCGAGGTGCCGGGCATTTTCCGGCTTGGCAGCGTCGAGATCCGCCGTCCTGGTGCCGTTCGGTACCTTGACGGGATCTGAGGAGAAAGACATGTCCAAGATCACAATCACAAACAACCGTCTTGGAGGCTTCGGCATCCCGGGCGGACCGGTCATCGCTGGCAACGGCGGCACGCTCGAAGTCGAGCAGAAGGATTGGGATGGTGTCAAAGACCATCCCGTCGTTAAGTCTTGGCTCGATGCTGATCATCTGATCGTCTCAGGCGCGAGGGCAGAGAAGAAGCAGGCTCCATCCGCTGGCGACGGTGACGAGGCGAAGACTGCGCTTGAAGTGCTTGCCATGGCAAACGCGACTGACGTTCCATTCATGTCATTCAAAGCTGCTGCTACCAAGCTCCTTGGCGAAAAGTCGCCCGCCAAGAAGGATGAAATCATTGCTGCCCTTGAAGAGCTCGCAACTCATCCTTGACCAACTGGCCCGGCGGGAAACTGCCGGGCATCCCCATTCGATCGGAGAAGACCATGGCCGCTTACGGTACCAAAGAGGCGTTCGTTCAGTATGCGACGGATCATGGTTATGTCTTTCCTGAAGGCGCCGCCGATGCGCAGATCGCAGCCGCCATGTTACGCGGCTCTCTCGTCATCGATCGCTATGAACCAAAGTTTTCCGGCGCTCGTACGAGCGGATATGATCAGGCTCGCGCATGGCCGCGCACTGGCGCTGTGACCTATTACAGCGAGAAAATCCCATCAGACGCCATTCCGGCGCCAATTGTGAACGCTTCCTATGAGGCTGCATTCCTCGAGCTTGTTACGCCAGGAAGCCTTTCACCTGTCGTGACCACAAACTCCATCGCCAAGCGCGAGAAGGTCGGCGAACTGGAAGTGGAATTTGCTGTGTCGAGCAGTAGCTCTTCCGCCGATGTTGTGGCAGCTGCTACGCCGGTTGTGACGGTGATCGAGGGCTTGCTCTGGCAGTTCATGCGCATGTGTATTCCCGGCATATTGGCAGTCTGATCCTTTTAAGGAACGTCGTCGTGTGCCACGATACCGCCTTCGCTTTCCAGCGTTGCGATACGTTTAGTATCTGACCGATTGAACTTTAAGCGAACTCCAATCCCGCCGCTGTCACTGTCTGGAATGAAAACGGCTCCGGCCTTTTCCAAGGCAGACTGTAGAGCGTCGATGTCCTCGTGCGCTGCGTTCTCGAGCCTACGCTCGAACATCTCAATGATTTCTTGGCTTACGCCGGAAGAAATTGCGAGCCGAGCTATACTGTATTCAACCAGAGCTCGGGCCGCACGACATTGAGAACTAGTGATCATAATGGATCTCCGTTTGCAGTCAGGATCGTTCAATGGGTGGGCAGGGTCAATCGTTCAATTATCCTCGCGCTCAAGCAAGTGCGCTGCGTCTCATTGACAATTTTGGTCAGGCTGGCTCGATCGTTCGCGACGTTCCAGGTTCCGGTCCTGAATGGGATCCGGGTGAGCCAGTTCCGACGGCATATCCATGCACGTTGGCCGTCCTCAACTTCGACAACAAGGACATCGACGGCACGCTGATCAAGGCCAGCGACAAGAAGGTCTACATCGCCTCAAAGGGCCTGACGATTGTTCCCGAAACCACTGATCGACTGACGATCGGCGACATCTCGCACACCATCATTCGTGTCATGCCGCTCAATCCGGCCGGGGTTAATGTCTATTTTGAAGTTCAAGCGAGGGCGTAACGCATGCTGAAACGCCTTAGCGCGCGCGAGAAGTTCGAACAGCTCATTGCTGATTATGAACCGCTGCTTCGGAACGCCTTCCTCGAGAGTATCCGCGACATCAAGTCGAACATCCAGATCAAGCGGATTGTCGAACGGCTGGAGCGCAACGATATCGCCGGTGCCATTGAAGCGCTGTATCTCGATCAGTCAGCTTTCCGTCCGCTCGATCGCGCCATTGCCCAGGCATTCGAAGGCGGCGGCGTGGCTGCCGTCACAGACATGCCGACGCTTCGCGATCCGAGCGGGGCAAAGCTCGTTGTGCGCTTCGATATGCGGAACTATCGCGCCGAGGCATGGTTGAGAGAGCATAGCGCCGGCCTGGTCAATGATATCATCGCCGATCAGCGCAATGGTATCCGGACATTCCTGACCGAGGGGCTTGAGGCTGGCAGAGGTCCGCGCGCCGTGGCGCTCGACATCGCAGGGCGGGTCAACCGCGCCACAGGAGCCCGCGAGGGCGGAATCGTTGGCCTGACAGCGGCACAGACCAGATATGTGGCGACGGCGCGTAGCGAGCTTATGTCGAACGATCCGGAGCAGCTGAAGCGCTACCTGACCAGAAACCGGCGGGACAAGCGCTTCGATGCAACGGTGCGAAAGGCCATCAAGACTGGCAAGCCCATCCCTGTTGCAACCATCGACCGGATGACGACACAGCAATATGCGAACCGGCTGCTACTCCTTCGCGGCGAAACCATTGCCCGGACCGAAACGATGGGCGCGCTCAACGCAAGCCAGATGGAAGCCTATCAGCAGCTGATCGACAGCGGGGCAATATCGGAAACAGTTGTGCAGCGGGTCTGGCATACCGCCCGAGATGGCCGGGTGCGCGATAGTCATCAGGGGATGGAAGGGCAGACCGTTGGTTTCAGGACACCGTTTCAGTCTCCTCGCGGCCCGTTGCTGCAATATCCAGGCGATCCGAGCGCTCCGGCATCGGAAATCGTCAATTGCCGGTGCCGTATGAGCATCAAGACCGACTTTCTCGCGGATATCGACTGATGGCCGTCTCCAACGTCTCTTTCGCCTCTCAGGTCGAGGAGTGGGTGAGAGACACCGAAAAGCGCATGATCGCGGTGTTTCGGACCTCGGCGAGCATGGTCATTGCTGAGATGCAATTGACCAACAAGCAGGGCGGCTTGAACCGTATCGACCTTGGAACACACCTCGCATCGCTGCAGGTCGGCATCAACACGCCACCGCAGAAAGCGATCAAGAAGGCCAAGGATACGACGGACAGGTCATTCAATATGGGTGCGGTCGACGCGATCATTGCCGGGGCTGAAATCGGCGACACGATCGTGGCGTCCTACGGCATGGCCTATTCGCTCCGCCTCGAATACGGATTTGAAGGAACGGACAGCCTCGGGCGGTCGTACCATCAGCCGCCCTATGCTTTCGTACGCACTGCGGCGCAGCGATGGCCCCAGATTGTCGAGAAGGCCACGGAGATGGCCAAGGCTCGATCAGCAGCAAGGAATGGATGATGGCAGCCACAACGATTGAAGGGCGCATCCCTGAGGCCCTGCTGGCGCATATGGCGGCATTGGTGCTGTCACCTGCATTGCCGGTGGCTTATCCGGACATCGCTTTCACGCCGCCGGCAGGTCCATATCTTCGGGTCTATTTCATCCCGAACGGCACGGAACGCCTGTTCATCGGCAACGGCGAACCGAACCTTCATCAAGGCATCCTGCAGGTGACGGTCGTTTTTCCGGCCGGGAAGGGCGCGGTCAAGCCGAATGATGTTGCCGGCGCTATCGCCAACCATTTCGGTGAGGGCACCAAATTGGCCATTACCGGCGGTTTTGTCCGGATCGACAAGCGGCCGAGCATCGCACCGGCCATGCAGGATACCGATCGCATTCAGATTCCAGTCTCAATCAACTGGATTGCCTACATCTGAGGCAGTGCCGTTCCCGTCCCTTCGGCAAGGACATTCAGAGCATAGGAGGCCGATATGGCCACTTTATACCCGGTCGCCGGATGCAAAATCTACATCGGCCCCGCAATGGACCTTCCTAACGGCGATGTCGATGCCGCCGATTTCACCTCGGTTGTGTGGCAGGAAATCGGAAAGTGGACCCAGATGGGTACGTTCGGCGATGCCGCTGCGCTTATCACGACGCAGGTCATCAGCGAGGCCCGCGACATCAAGCAGAAGGGCACGCGCAATGCTGGCCAGATGCAGAACGTCTTCGCCGTCGACGCCGCCGACCTCGGTCAGATCGCGTTGATCGCAGCTGAAAAGACCAACCTCAACTACCCGATCAAGGTTGAGCTCAACGACAAGCCCGCCGTTGGCGCAGCGCCGAAGAATTCGCAGCGCTTGTTCCTGACTCTCGTAACCAGCGCTCAGGAAGCTGGTGGCGCCGCAAATACGGTGCAGAGCCTGAACTCGACCTTTGAAATCAACTCGAACATCGTGCCCGTTGCTGCATCGGCAACGTAAGGGAGTATCAAAACATGGCAAAGAATGAAGCGGGCACTGCCCCGTTTGACCTCGCATCGCTCGATACCGTCGTGCAGGCGCAGGAACAAGGCATCGAGGTCGATATCAAGGGCGTGGATGGCAAGACGCCGCTCGGCTTCTCCATCCGCGTTGCCGGCCCGGACAGCGAGCGTTACCGCAAGGCTGTCGATGCGATCACCGACGAGTACCTTGATCGCGAAGACGCCGGCCCGACCACAGCGGCCGAACTCGATCGCCGCGGCCTGCTGATCCTCAGCAAGGTGGTGATTTCGTGGGGATCGATCACGCTCGACGGCGCCGATCTCACCTGCACCGAAGAAAACGCCCGCAAGCTCTTTTCCCGGTTCCGGTTCATCCGCGAACAGGTTGAGCGGAAGGCCGGCAAGCGTGCGGCTTTTACCAAAGGCTGATCCTGGAGCTCTGTCAGGCTCTCAAGGATCAGCATGCCAGGCGTCAACCCACGATCCCCATTGCCGCGCGTCACCTCTGGGTCTGGTTCAGGCAACTGGACCGGGCCAGATGCGGCAACGGCAATGGTCCCAACCCCATCGGGCATTCGGAAATTGACGCATGGGCACGCCTGCGCCGGTTGACGCTGGATCAATGAGAATTGGACGCCATCGCGGCGATGGACACCGCCCGGTTGAACCTGCTGCATACCAGAATCGAGCAGGCGTTAGAAGGCGAACAGGTATCGTCCCGGCCGATGTCAACGGCTCTGTTCGATGCACTGTTTAGCGGCGGGGCGAGTTAGAGGCGAGCTGTGCCGCATCTCTCATCCGCCCGGACGGCGCGCTTGTGAAACCCTGTTCAGGTCAGCCTCGGTGATATGCCCTTGAACGATGCAATTGCTGATAACGATCTGATCGTCGGCACTTAGATTGCCGTCCATAATTGCTTCCATTCGCGATTGGCATCTTGCAGATGCCGCCCGCCGCTCATTGATCAGAGTACGCTCTTTCTTCGCAGAGTATTCCGACCAAGTGTAGTACCCGCCGCCTGCGATCACCACGACGCAGGCGACGGCGATCAACCCTTTCAGCCATCCGTCCATACCCACTCCTCTGGAAAGCCCCAATGTCCGAAGCAACGCTTGGTTTTAAGATCGATTCCGGCCCGGCGCAACGGGCGGCTGTCGATCTCGATCAGCTCGCGGTATCCGCGACCAGAACGGAAAGCGCTGTCGTCAAGATGGGGCAGTCCGGCAAGAAGGCGCTTTCCGACGTTGGTGCTGGTGCGACCGAATTTGCGAAGAGCATCCAACGGGCGGCGGAGCAGGCGGAAAGCACGGGTGCTCGCATCAACCGGGCATTGAATGTCCGCGACACATTTGCCGGCGCCGATCGCGGCCGGGACATCGAAGAATACGGCCGGAAGCTGGATGGCCTCAGGGCCAAGTTCAACCCGCTCTACGCAGCCGTGAACAGCTACCGGTCCCAACTGGCGGAGATCCGAGATGCGCACCGGCTCGGGGCAATCTCTTCGAGCGAGATGACGGCGGCCATGGCGCGCGAGAGGCAGGCAGCGCTTGCCAGCGTTCAGGCGCTGAGAAGCCGCAATGCCGTGATTGCGGCAACGCCTTCGGTTACTGGCGTTGGTCGCGCTGGCATTGGTCGCACTGGCAACAACAGCTATGAGACCGCGAACATCGCGGCGCAGTTTCAGGATATCGCGGTTACGTCCGCCATGGGCTCATCGCCGCTGCAGATCGCGTTGCAGCAGGGTACGCAGTTGTCCGCGGTCTTCGAGCAGATGAAGGCCAGTGGAAGGGGCGCTGGCGCAGCTCTTCTCGGGGCCTTCACCTCTATCATCAGCCCGATATCACTGGTCACGATCGGCCTCGTCGCCGGGACCGCCGCCCTCATCCAGTATTTCTCGACGGCAGAGAGCGGGACTGAAAAGACCAGCAAGCTCTTCGAAGAGCAGAACGACATCATCCGAGAGGCGGCCTCTCTCTGGGGCGATGCGACTCCGCAACTGAAAGCCTATGTCGATGAGCTCGATCGTGCCAACCAGTTCACGCAAGGCCGGGAAGCAGGCGAAATTCTCGCAGGCCGCGAGTTGGATGGACTGTCCGATAAACTGGGCGGCCTCAAGAGGCAGGCCACGGAAGCTTTTCGTGCTCTGAACGGCGACCCGAACAATGCGGTCGTGATCCGGGATCTGCGTACCGCTTGGAGCGATCTGCGCGAGCGGCTGGACGCCGGCACCGCGTCAATGGAGGACCTGAACCGCGTTCAGGGTGAATTGAGCAACGCCGTCTCTCAGTATGGCGTCCCGGAAGTACTTCGTTTCAAGGATGCCTTTGACGAGATCACTGACTCCATCTACCGGAGCATTGAGGCGGCTCAGAAAGCGCGCTCAGAATGGATTGCTGCTCAAGCCGGGGGCACGAATGTTCAGGACATTGTAGCGGGTTCGACCTTCACTGATGGCGGCCGGACGATCAGCGTGAACGACATGATTCCGATCAACCCGCCGGTGCCGACGCAGCGCCCGCTTGATCTGAATCGGGAACCGATCGATCAGAGCCGCGCCAGCCTGTCCGAACTCGCCAACATGGACTTCTCGACGTCCATACAGGGCGCCTCGTCGCTCGGAAAGGCTATCGGTACGGTCACTGAGTCGGCGCTGACTGCGACGAACTCCATCATCAACGTCAATCAGGAGTTGGCGGATAGCCGTACGCGGTCCCTGATCGCGTTTGAGCAGCAGGCCAACCAGTTACGCTCGATGAAGACCGAGTTGAGCGGCATCCAACAAACGTTGGCCGAAGCTGCCAAAACGCCGGTATCGGACGTCTTCGGGTTGGGGTTTGCCGACCAGTCCGCCGCCGACGCGATCGATGCCGCGGCCACTTCCATCCAGAAGGTGTTTGCAGCCCTCGAGGGCGGTCAGATCACAGCAAAGACGGCGCATGAAAGCCTGGAACTGGTGCGGGCGAGCCTGAAGCGGATCGGCGGCGATAGTAAGTCCATCGACCTCTTCATCAACGCGCTGATCAACGGTAACATCCGCGTTCTGGATCTGCTATCCAACGTCAAGTCGCTGTCGAACTCCATTCTCAACATCCCGGACAAGCTCGTCTCGATCGGCATTCAGCAGTACACCGTCCCGTCTGCGGATGGCGGCACCAAGAACGTCAATGTTCTCGGCGGCAATCCCGCTGATATGACGGTGCAGCAGTACACGATCGGCGGCAAGACCCATAACGTCTATGGCGGCAACGGCTCCTACAGACCTTCGAACACCGGCAATATCATATGGTCGCCATCGGACATCATGGCTGCGGGCTACACGGTTGGCGGTGCCCGTGCGGCGGGCGGACCAGTCACGGGCGGCGAAACCTATCTCGTCGGCGAGAATGGCCCCGAGCTCGTCACCATGGGCGGCTCCGGCATGGTCGCCAACACCAATTCCACCGCGTCAATCCTTTCCGGCGGCCGCGACACGCTGTCGCTGATGGAGGATCACCTCTACAACATCCTCAACGAGGTGAAGATCCACACCAATTACTTCGAGACGGTCGATGGCGACTTCGACACGATGATTGCCGCATTGCAGGCGATCAAGACGTCGGTGGCTGCCTCGGCGGCATCCGCGGCATCCTCGGTGTCCTCCAGCACCAGCAGCGGTTCCTCGTCGTCAGGCTATGGCGGCGGATGGGGCGGCAACACCGACAGCAGCGCGTACAATTCGGCGGTGGACTATACCTCGGCCTACAACTTCATGGGATACGGCAGTTACAATGGAACCGGTGCCATCGGTTATGACACCTACAGCATCAACCCCAGTGTCCATGGCCCCGCCACCGGCATCAAAGACCTGCACAAGCCCGCCTTTGCCACTGGCGGCCAGATCATGCCAGGCGAGGACCAGCGCGTCGAGTTCTTCAAGAAGAACAGCGAGCGGGTGATCATCGTCGACGACAAGAAGGTGTCGGACAGCAGGGGCGGTCAGCAGTCGCAGAATGCGGAACGGCCAATCAGTCTCACCGTCCAGATCATCGGCGGCGACACGACCGACAAGCGTTCGCAGCAGGCCGTGATTGACCAGTTCCGCCGTGCCGTTCAGCAGGCCGTGAGGAGCAACTAATGGTCGATCATCCCAACGCCATCCTCTCCGACAAGATCGCGGTCGGCTTTACCTCCGGCCCGGAATTCCTGACTTCGATCACGACGGTTTCAGGGGGGTATGAACGACGCAATGCCAGGCGCGCGAAGCCTCGCTGGCGTTTCGACTTCTCCGGTGCCGAGATCAAAGCCGACCTGATCCGCGAGCTGCTGGATTTCTACATGGGGCGGTTCGGCCCGCTCTATTCATGGCTGCTCAAAGACTGGTGGAATTACCAGTTGATGGATGAAGCGGCCCTGATCGGCGGGACGGCGCTTGTCGCGGCCGGCGGCGAAACCACGGCCCAGATCGTCAAGCGCTACGATGTCGGCGGCAATCCCTACATCCGCACGATCAAGTACATCGCCTCGGGCACGCTCAGGGTCTTTGTCAATGGCGTGCTCGACAGTGGCGCAAGCCACGTCAACGGGCTGGTGACGCTGTCGGCGCCGCTGACCGCTGGCCAGGTGGTGACGATCGGCAGCCCCGACGCTCCGACCGAATATTACTTTCCCGTCCGTTTCCGCAACGACTTCGCCGGCCTGCAGATGACTGCGCAATCGCCGTATCTCGGCACATGGCAAAACTTCGACGCCCAAGAGGTGCTGGAATGAGAACGGCGTCGGCGGCGCTCAAGAACGCGGCTGCCTCGTCTGTCACGACGCTCGGCTGGCTGTGCCGCATCACCACCATTGACGGGGCCAACACCTATCTGAACAATTTCGGCAAGGACGTCACGGTCGACGGCCAGATCTATCTCGGCAATCCCGGCTTCGAGATCGGCAATATCCGCGTGACGGACGGCCGCGATCCGCCCTCGGTGGAAATCAATCTGCCGATCGATGACGCAACCCCGGTGCTGTTTGATGCCGCAGTCAGGCGCAAGCTCGATCAGGCCCGCATCCGGCTTTATGTCATCGACCATTCGTCGCTGGAAAATGTCGAGATCGGCTTTCAGTGGTATGTCGGCGCGGTCACCGCTCTGGACAGCCGCAAGGCGACCCTCGACGTTCGGGCGGCGGAACGGGCGCAGCGCGAACTGATGCTCAAGGTCTTCAAGCCCGGATGCCAATGGGATCTGGGTGATAGCGGCTGTGGCGTAAATGTCGCCGGTTCCTGGCAGGACAGTGTCTCGGTCGCAAGCTACACCGACGCCTTCACCTTCACCATCACCGGGGCGCGTGGCGCGGCGGTCGATGACTTCTTTGCCAACGGGGCGATCAGGTTCACCTTCGGCGAGAACGAGGGCTTTTCCTATGCCGTCCGGCGCTGGATACAGTCATCGGGCACGGTGATCCTCTGGGAGCCGCTACGGGCCCCTGTCGCGGCATCTGATACCGCTCTGATCCATGCCGGCTGCGACAAGTCGGTCGGCGCGGGTGGGTGCGGCCGCTTCGCCAACACCGCACGGCGCTTTGCCTTCGATGATCTGCCAACCGGCGATCTGACGTTCAATGTGACAACCGTCGTACCGCAAGAGACAAGTGTGTCGAGCGACGACGATAGTAATGGCGGGTGGGCTTGATGGCTGGAGGTTGGAGCGGCGTTCAGCAATACGGCCCCTTCGATGGCATCGCCACGTCCGTTGAACCGGCTGTCACGAACACCACCACCGCGACTTCGTCCGTCACAATCGGCCTGCCGTCGCCGCTCGGCAACAGGATCCCGCAGGGCATCGGCACATTTCCCGCACAGGGGCAACTGGTCGTCCATCCCGATCTCCTCGGCGGCATCGCGCAGAGCGACACGGCGGTCAGGGTCAATCTGGTGATTGCCTTCGCGGAAACGACGCTGGGCGGTCCCGTCGAGCTCATCAACCTCAAGGCCGACGACAAGTATATCTATCGCACCGAGACACCGGCACAGGCGTTCCCCGGAACCCTCCGCTTCTATGGCGGGGATCAGGCTGCGCTCGACCCGCTGCTGAGCACCAGCCTGGACAACCCGACCTATTGGCCGAAGCTCGCCTATGCGGTGTTCGAAGGCTTCGATATTGCGCCCTACGGTAATCAGCTTCCATCGTTTCAGGCGGAACTGTCGACCGGGGCAACCGCAAGCGCACTGTCGTCGGCCGAGGCGACCATCACCTTCGGGGCAACCTTCGATGGTGGCGGGGGGCAGGAAAACGCCGTCGACAAGATCAGAGGGCATTACTACCAGGTCGATTTCCGCATTTCGCCGGAAGAGACCTATATCCTGACCTTCGACATCCTGACCAATATGGAGGTCTGCCGCGCCAAGCTGACGGGCTCGACGGTCTATAATACCGGTTATTGGGTATCACTGGACGGCTCGGATTACATCGTCGCAGCGCTGCAACAAGTCCATTTCGGGCTGTACAAGCTGGCGCTGATCAACACCGTGACGGGCGTTATCGAGGAAATCCTCGCCAACCTGTCAGAGTCGGGCTCCACCTTCGAGCCCTATCCGATGGCGGCGCAACTGATCGCCAGCGGCGTGGCGACCAAATACCTCGTCTATTCCGATGCGCTCGGGACCATCAGCAACGGCAATGCCCGGATGATGGTGACGGTTGCCGATATCACCGCCGGCACGCTCACCAATGTCTGTCACCAGTTTTCCAATCCTGTTGCGGCAGCCGGTTCCGGCGAAACGGCGTCGCTGGCGCTCGGTCCCGTCTCCGGCGGACAGGCCGTCATCTTCTTCGCTGTCGACGATACGGGCGGCGGTGAGGACAATGTCATCTGGAAGGCTGTGCTGTCCGAGGCGGGGCGGGTCTCGGCCGCAACCGTGTTTTCCGGCACCAATGCCCGCGGCGTCGCCTATGACACCTCCGACGCTGCAATCGTCGTCTATGAAGCAGCTGGAACGCTGAAGAAGATCAACGCGGACGGGGTGCAGGTCTATTCGGTGGCGGCGACCGGCTATGCAGACCTGCGGATCAACTATCTGATCTATCAGACGGGCGGACTGCTTCAGTTCAAGACGCGCCATGGCTTTGCCGCTGCCCGCGACTACGGTGACGATAACGTCTACCTGATCAACCTCTCGAACGGATCGATCTCAACCGTCATTACAGGCGCCAGCTATGGGGCGGCCTCTGGTTACGACTATTACGACCAGACGCGAGGCTATTTCGTCACCTGGCAAGCGTCCACCGATCCGGGCATCACGCGCTATACCCTGCCGATGTCCACGGTCCCGGTGACCGATCTGCAGAACATCTATACGAAGCTTGCCGAATACCGCGGCAAGTTCTCGGCCGCCGATCTGGAGTTCGACGGCTTTACCGGCGGCGAGTGCTATGGCGTCGTCTATTCCTCCGACACCACGCTGGACAATGCCGAGCAAGATGCCAACAACATCTTCGATGTGAAGATCGTCCCCTCCGACGGCATGCGCAAATATGTCAAGGCCAAACGCGATGGTTCCTTTGCGATCGATGACACGATCGACGCCGATGCGATCATCGAGCAGTCGGATCTCAACATCCAGAAGGTGATGCAGTCGGACGAGCAGTCGCTGGTCGGGGCGCGCATCAACTATATCGACAAGAATGCCAGCTTCGAGCGCACCGATCAGGAATACCGCCGGCCGGTCGGTATCTATTCGATCACGCGATCCGACCGCATCGAGGACGTCTCGACCAACTTCGTCATGTCCGCCGGCCAGGCGATGCAGGCGATCACCACCAAAGTCTACCGCTCGAATTTCGGGCTCGACGTCTACAGCTTCACCGTGGCGCCGGAAAAGTTCTATCTCGAGCCCGCCGATATCGTGCAGTTCGATTTCGAGGGGTTCACCATCGTCGGCCAGGTCAACGAGGCCAACCTCTCCGGCGAGGCGTTTTCGCAGGACATGACCGTCACGCAATATGTGCAGGCGATCGACGCAACGTTCACCGGGATCGACATCAATCTGCCTGACCTTGCGGACCTGTCCTATCTGACGCGCTTCCTCTATCTCGACGCGCCGCTGCTCTCGCTAGGCGACGATCTGGGCGGTTCGGCTGTTCGCCAATATGCGATGATGTCCGGCTATGGCTACGGCACGTTTCAGGGCGCCACGCTGTACCGCTCATACGATGGCAACACCTATGGGGTGGTGACCTCCCGCTATGGCGTAACGCCCGTGGTTGGGGTCGTGCAGTCCGTAACGGGGTCACCTGACGCCTCCATCGAAGCCATCGACGCAACGACGGTGCTCGAGACGGCTATCTTGTCAGGCGATACGGCCGATCTGGCAACGATCACCGAGGCCGCAATGCTGGCTGGCGGCAACAAGGCGCTTGTTGGCAGGGCAGGCCGGTGGGTTATCATCTACTTCCAGACCGTCTCCGTCACCGACAAGATCGCCACGATATCGGACATTGTCTGGTCGTCGCCGTTCTACCAGCCGTTTCTGGATTCTCTGGCAGCGGGTGACTATTTCGTTCTCTTGCAGTCCGGCCATCACGTCAGGTTTAGCGGCGAGATTACAAAACTCGGGGATGATATCTTCTACAAGGCCGCGAGCGACGCCTATCCGATCGGCTCGGTACCGACGGAATCGCAGATCCTGGCCGGTCGTGCGGAAATGCCATTCCCGCCGCTGCACTTGAGCGCGGTGGTTGATGGCTCGGATATCGATCTGGCATGGGACTGGCGTTCGCGCCTGTACGGCGGATCCATCCTGCCCGGATCTGACAACAGCGCTCTCGGCGAGGCTACGCTGGCTTTTGAAATCGAGATCATGGACGGCGCGACCGTCAAGCGGACGCTGACGGCAACAACCAACAGCAAGACGTATCTGGCTGCCGATATTACAACTGACTTCGGCTCGATGCCAGGGACGCTCACGTTCCGGGTCTACCAGATCAGTGCTCTCGTCGGGCGTGGATATGTTGCCGAACAGACCGTTAGTTTCGCGGCGGCTTCGGGCACCGGGTCGGCGTCGGTCGTGGGCACAGCGTCGGCCATAGGCGCGAGCACCTTTGCCGCCGTTGGCGCATCTGCCGGAATTGCGGCCGCTGCTGCTGTCGGGGCGAGCGTTACTGAATCTGTCGGTTCCGCAGCGGGTACGTCGACAGCCGATGCTGTTTACGAACTTCCGGGCTCGGCGGTTGGGTCTGCCGCAGGAAGCAGCACTGTTTCCGCAGTCGGTGCATCCACAGCAGAGTCTGCCGCAAGCGCGACAGGAACCGGAGCGGCATCGGGTGTAGGTGCATCCATAGCGGATGCCGCGGGCTCCGCAGCGGGGACAATTACGGCCAATGCTGTCGTTGATAGTGATCCATTCTTCTCCAGCGTGGTACTGCTCTGCGGCTTCAACGGCGTTGACGGTGCGACGACGTCTTCGGATGAGAGCAGCGCGGCACATGCGCTCACATTCGTCGGCAACGCGCAACTGGATACGGCGCAATTCAAGTTCGGTGCCTCGTCGTTGCTGCTCGACGGGGGAGGCGACCGGATGACTTCGCCGGACTCACTGGATTGGCAGCTCGGCGCGGCGAATTCCGATCCGTGGACCGTGGAATGCTGGGTCAGATGGAATGTCCTCGACACCAACAACCGCGGCATCATGGGGCAGGGTTCGGCGGCGTGGATCTTGACCGGCGCAGGCACCATCGGCCAATTGGCTTTTGCAGGGGCCAATTCTGGCACACTCACGACCACCGGCACGGCGATGACGACCGGCGTCTGGTACCACGTCGCCGTCGATCATGACTCCACCGGCAAAATCCGCCTCTACATCGACGGCGTGATGCGGGCGAGCGCGACGCCCGCGAATTCGGCCATCCCGAATATCACCGATCAACTGGGGATTGGTGCTCAGAATTCAAGCGGCAGTGTCGATATGAACGGTTGGCTTGACGAAATCCGCATCACCAAGGGCGTCGCCCGTTACGCTTCCGATTCCGGCTTCACGCCGCCGACCGCTGCATTCCCCAGATCATAACCAGGAGATACCCATGTCAAAATCGAACGCATTCGAAAATGATTTGCTCAAGCTAATCTTCAACGGAACGGCTATCGCCGATATCGCGGAGAATGATGCTACATCCCCGCTGACCAATCTCTATGTGTCTTTGCACACAGCGGACCCCGGTGAGGCTGGCGACCAGACCACCAGCGAGGCGACGTACACCTCCTATGCCCGTGTCGCCGTGGCGCGCACGACAGGCGGCTGGACAGTCACTGCGAACTCCGTCTCTCCGGTCGCCGCCATCGAGTTTCCGGCGGCTACCGGCGGCTCGGAAACGATCACCCATTGGGCGGTCGGCAGCGCCCCGTCCGGTGCCGGCAAACTCCTCTATTCCGGCCCCGTGACGCCGAACATCGCCGTCTCCAACGGCGTGACGCCGCGTCTGACTACGGCCTCGACCATCACGGAAGACTGAAGCCAGGCGTGCGGTTCGGCGATCGCCTTCCCGCGCTCCTGAGATCTCGACGCAAAGTTGTTTTTCTGGTTTACTCTCGCCATGGAGGGGCTGTGGGGACAGTTACGAAGTTCAAGCCAGCAAAACGACAGGCAAAGCCTAGAAGGGCCTTGAATGTCTGGGTGTTTGTTTTACCCGTTGCAGGCATCGTGCTGGGAGGGGTTTACGGTTGGGCAACAGTACCGCCGACTGACACCATTTCCGCTTCGTTCCCGCTATGTGGTGTCACTGCTCGTGTCACCTGCGTCGTCGATGGCGATACCTTCTGGCTTGACGGCGTGAAGTACCGGATCTCTGATATTGACACTCCGGAAATCAGCGAGCCCAAATGCGCTTGGGAACGAGAGCTCGGGGAGCAGGCAAAATACCGTCTGCAATCCTTGCTCAACGAGGGTCCATTTGGATTGCAAGCTGGCATCAGGGACGCCGACAAGTATGGCCGCAAGCTTCGCGAAGTGTATCGCGGCGGCCGATCGCTCGGTTCGCAACTCGTTGACGAAGGGCTTGCCCACCGCTGGCTGGGCTCCAAACAGTCGTGGTGCTCATAGGGCCACCTGAGTCAATTCAAGACACCTAATCCATAATTGAGGTCATTCCCATGCATCTCCTGCCCAACTGGCGGGCCGTGCTGCGCTATGCGTGGTCGGTCCGCTTGATGCTGCTTGCCGCTCTGAAGTTTTCGACCGAACAGACTTACCAGTTCTTCCGCTCTGCCGCAGCGTTGTAGCTTTTGCCCGCCGCCAGATCCAGTTCACCCGGATGGTTGCGGGCGATGGTAGAGGCTCGGTAGCTTGCCCGCAGAGTAAGGTTATTACACACCGAGCCCCTGTCGGACGCGAGCCCGACAATGCCACTGTCTCCTCGAAGGACAATTCGAGTCAAATCACAACAGGTCTCGAAGTGCCACAATGACGCTCGGCTGTTGGTTGGGCAGGGATCGTAAAAGAGACTTGGCCCGCAGACCAAGTCTCATGAAGCCCCGCCGTTCCTACTCGCCTAAGTAATCACGGTGAGGCTTCAATTGATGACGGATATCGCTTGTGGGCAACGCCATCAATCGTTTTCACGATACAATTTCCCGATCCTTTGCTCGTGATCGATCAATGTAACCCAAAGGCCACAGAAAGCTCGGGCGGTTCTTTTGAATGCACGTCTACCTGCGACCATCGCCGTTGGCTTTCTTCAGAGTTTCCATCGCCTCTATCCAGGCCATTTCAGCTCGCCAGCATGTACCGGCCGTCCGATTTGGCTGAATCGCGAAGAGAGAGAAGCGTTTGGCAAATAAGCTGCAGGTCGTCCGATTTCATCGGGCATCTCAACCAATGACAGCCAGGTGGTGGCACAAACCGCGCCTGAAGCCTCTTAGCAAATAGTCGGACTCGCACCGCGACTGCAACCCGACACGCCTGCAATATGAAAGCGAAACTTATGAAACCAGTCGCCAATTGGCGGGCTGTTCTGCGCAAGGCGTGGAGCATCCGCTTGATGCTGCTTGCCGGTCTTCTGTCCGGTGCCGAAGTCGCGTTGCCGTTGCTCGACGGTGTTCTCCCGATCCCGCCAGGCATCTTCGCCGGACTTACCTTCTTCACGGTCGGCGCAGCCTTCGTTGCTCGGCTTGTCGTCCAGAAAGGACTTTCCGATGAATAAACGTGCAAAGGTTGCCCTCGCATCAGGACTTGGGCTCATCGCGCTTACGGCGACCTATCTGACCGAGCCATGGGAAAACACGGAAAACCTCGCCTATTATGACCGGCTCGGGAAGGTCTGGACCGTCTGCACGGGGGAAACCAAAGGCGTCAAGCAGGGCGACTACTATACCGACGCCGAATGCAAACAGATGCTCTACACCCGCCTGGAGAATGACTATCGCAAACCTTTGCAGAAATGCGTCAAGGGGTTCGATGCAATGCCGCTCAGCGTGCAGGCATCGATGCTCGATCTCTCCTACAACGTCGGCGTGACCGCTGTCTGCAATTCAACTGCAGCGCGTCTCGCTAGCGCCAAGGACTGGCGTGGCAGTTGCGAGGCGATGACACGCTTCAATCGCGCGGGAGGGAAGGTCGTGCGTGGCCTGAAGCTCCGGCGGGAGGATGGCGACTTGACCCGGATCGGTGAGCGCGAACTTTGCCTTGGAGGGCTCAAGGGATGACCATTCTCGTTGCCATCCTTCGCTCGCTCGGTCTGCCGGCGTGCATCTTCCTTGGCATGCTGGCCTACTATGAGGGCGTGCCGGTGCTGCGCGACATTCCCTTCGCCGATCGTAGCCCTGTCATCCGTGAACTGATTGCCGGCCGAGTCCCAACAGAACGGGCCAAGGCTGCCGATGATGCCCGCAAGGGATACGTGATCGAGTCCGAGAAGATCGCGGCCGAGGCGAGGGCGGCAAGGATCGAACAGGAACGCAAGGCGGCACAGATCGTGGTCGACGCCTATCAGGTCCAACTCAGGAACCTTCTGACAATCGAAGAGCTGAAGAACGAACAGCATCAACAGGAGATTGCTGATTATGAAGCGAAGCTTAAGGCTGCTGGCCGTTCCCGTCTTGTTGATGATGCTGACCGGCGCTTCCTGCTCAACCCTTAACGATCGATTGGAACAAGCCGCCAGAACGCGGGGCGAGGCTCAGGTCGATCATCAATGGCCGCCCTTGCCGGATGATTGCCGGGTGATGGAGCCGCATGCTCCCGTTGTTATCGGCACAGAAGCCCTATCAGGGTGGAAACGCGAACGTCGGGCACTCGACAGAGCGAATGCACGGGTAGGCCGCTGTGCGGGCTTCTATGACGCTGCGACAGGAAGGCCGCTATGATGGATCTTAGCTTGAACGATATTTACAAATCCATCGGAGCGCTGACAGCGGAAGTGCAGGGCCTTCGCCGTGACATGGAAGCATCAGAGCGCCGGGCTGCGCTCGAGAACCGTGAGGCCGACGAAAAGCGAGCCATCGTTCACAAGCGTATGGATGATATCACCGGCCAGGTTGGCGACATCAAGACGGATATCGCCACGATCACGGGCCAGGTCAAAGACAGCAAAGCCGTCACCGATCAAGTGAAGCAGTGGAAACTGATGGGGATGGGCGCTCTTGCCGTCGTCGGCATTGGCGGAACGGCTCTTGGCGTCAGCATCGCCAATTCGTTTGAATGGGTTGCGCGGATCTTCCACAAATAGCAATCGCCCTGCCGATCAGGGCAGCGGGAAAGGGGCATGTTCAATCGATGCCCGAGTGAAAGGTTGTCTCTATAGATTGATCCAGCAAGCGTTGGCGCTTTTTGACACAGGGCAATTTCACGGCAGGAAGCCGTTTAATCGGCCAAGCCATCTATCAGACAGATCAGTAATAGGAGAAAATCACAATCGCATTTGATGTCGGAAATTTGACTTTTGCGAGCATCGCCGCCTACGGCGTTGAGGGGAAGCGGGACTGGACGCATGTAATCACAGATGATCTGGCGGATATCGAGGGCTCTTGCCGGCGGAATGTTCCCGTACTGGACATATTTTGACACGCTTGAAGCCCGGCTTGCGTTCCGCATTGGCGATATGATCGGCGTTACCGCCGACGATGGTAAAGCGCTTTACCAGGTCACGAACGACAACCCGACCGGCTTTAACGGCATCATGCTGCACAAAATTGCTTCTGTGGAAGCTTTTTCTTAGCCGGGAGTGGCGGCCAACAAATCACTCGGCGAGAAGAGGCTCGGTAGTTGATCGCAAAGTAAGGTGTAACACACCGAGCCTCAGCGTCGGACCCAAGATCCGGCTATGTAATGTCCTCCTGAGGGTAATCTAGAGTCAAATCACAAAAGGCTCGGCGTGAGTTTGACTGGGGACATCGCGCTCACGCCGAATCTATGCCGAATGAGGGCGCGGCATATGAGAAATATGCAACGAATTCCACGAGGTAACAATAAATCGTGGCTTCGGTAAATCGGGTTATGGGGATAGACAACCAGAGAGAGGCCTGGTCGTCACTCACTGCCCAGCGACTGTTCGGCCAAGCCTCCACTGCTCGGCAGAGTCAGCGGTTCATCTTACTCTGAAAAGAGCCCCCGGCAAGGTCGTCTTGGATGATCTGAATTGAAAAGAGACTTGGCCCGCCATTGAGTAACGGACCAAGCCTCACTTTAGCTGGGACATACCATTAGCCAAGCTTTCCGCCAGACGGTACCGACGACAAATTCCTAAGCCGAACTTGCCGGATACTCACTACAAGCGACGGGTCCGGACCGGCTGATAGCCTGGTTGTCAGCTTCCCTAACTATACCACACCCCACACACAATCAGGATTAGAATCATGAATCTGGTGCAACCATCGACGCGCCTGCTCGCGGAGTCATGCGAGCAGGAAGGGCTGCTGCGCAACCAGTGTGCCTATGTTCTGGCAACCGCTTGGCATGAAACCAGCGCCTACAAATACATGCGGGAAATCTGGGGACCGACGCCTGCGCAGAAGCGTTACGAGGGACGCAAGGATCTCGGCAACACCGTGGCGGGCGATGGCAAGAAGTTCATGGGCCGTGGTTTCGTCCAGATCACTGGCCGGCGCAATTACACAGACTGGTCCAGGCGTCTTGGCCTCGATCTCCTGAAGGAACCGCAGTTGGCCGAGAGGCCGGAAATAGCCGTCCGGATCATCGTCAAAGGCATGAAGATCGGCACGTTCACCGGCAAGAAGCTGGTTCGACGCCCTGCTGAGGGCCGAGGGTTGCGGCCCGCGCTATGCGGTAGCGTCAGCTCTTAGACCCGTCGCCTAGGCTTGCTCTTGTGCCAGTGTTGAAGCTTTCCAGAGGTGGCCGACGTCCCCCGTAGGTCGCCGGCGGATGTGTGAGGCTCGACGCCGTGTTGTGGGCATCACCGTCGAGCCTCTTGCCGGATTTGGTGAACCAGCTTCGATAGCTTGCACATATTGCTGATTGACATCAATAAATCCGTCCTGATTATTCCGGATTAATAAGGAGCGAAAAACGTCACGCTGCAAGGTGCCAATTCACGCTTGTCTCTTGTCACGGACTAATCGTGCCCACCCAAAAGTGAGGCCTGACGATTTGACGGGGTAGGTGGGTTAGATCCTCGCCAGGCCCCTGTTGGGGACGGGCTCCAACTCGCTATAAACTTGCGAATGTGACAAACGTTCCGACTGTGTCCAAAGCGGACAAATCGGCCTTCATCTTCGCCTCTGTTTGCTCTTATGCCAGCGCTCCAACTTCCCGGAAGGCGGCGGTCGCGGCGTCGTCTCCACGAAGATGCCCGCTTCCTTGGCGGCTTCGACAAACGCCACGCGGGCGACAGCGGCCGAGCATTCGCCAGCATCGCACACCGTATAGTTACAGTTACGTACTTGTTAATTGCCCATGGCATGAATTCACTGGAGGAATAATCACGACCAAATGGGATGGGGCAATGAATATGACCGCTGTGACACGCAGGACTTTTCTTTGCGGGATCGCTCTGATCCCGGCATTGCAGTTTACGACGGCGCGAGCCCAAACCGGCGTCAGCCCTGAGGAGGCGCGTGCCATCGCCAAAGAGGCCTACATCTACGGCTTCCCCATGGTGGACAACTATCGCATCGAGCACGCCTATTTCGTCGATACCAAGAATCCGGAATACAAGGGACCTTGGAACCATTTGGTCAATATTGCGCGAGTTTACACGCCAGCCGATACGGCCATCCAGTCAGCCAACTCCGATACGCCCTACTCCTTCGTCGGCTTGGACCTGCGTGCCGAACCGATGGTGCTCACCGTGCCGCCCATCGAGAAGGATCGTTATTTCAGCATCCAATTCATCGACGCATACACATTCAATTTCGCTTACATTGGTAGCCGTGCGACCGGCAATGATGGCGGTAGTTTCCTCGTCGCCGGGCCCGGCTGGAAGGGCGAGACACCGAAGGGTGTTAAAGAAGTCATCCGTTCGGAGACTGAACTTGTGCTCGCGGCCTATCGCACGCAGCTTTTCAATCCGGACGACCTCGACAACGTCAAGAAAATTCAGTCAGAATACAAAGCCGAACCGCTATCCAAATTCCTCGATCAGGCAGCACCTGCGGCTGCGCCAGCCATTGATTTCATCAAACCGTTGTCCCCTGACGACGAGAGGACATCGCCCGAGTTCTTCAATATCCTGAACTTCGTCCTGCAATACTGCCCGACCGATCCGTCCGAAACCGACCTCATGGCGCGTTTCGCCAAGATTGGGGTCGGCGCGGGGAAAACGATCGACATCAGCTCGCCAGAAATGAAGACTGCCATTGAACAGGGCATGGCCGACGCTTGGGCCGATCTTGGGGCTCTGCGCAAGCAGATTGATGCGGGCAAGATAACCTTCGGAGAACTGTTCGGCACGCGGCAATATTTGAAGAACAATTACCTCTACCGCATGGGGGCCGCCGTGCTCGGCATCTACGGCAATTCGAAGCAGGAAGCGATGTATCCGGTGTATGCCATCGATGCCGATGGCAAGAAGCTCGATGGGGCCAACAAGTACACCGTGCATTTCGAAGCGGACAAGATGCCGCCGGTTAACGCCTTCTGGTCGTTGACCATGTATGACTTGCCGCAGAGCCTGCTTGTTGCCAATCCGATCAATCGCTACCTGCTGAATTTGCCAATGCTTCCGCAGTTTGTGAAGGACGCGGATGGCGGCCTGACATTTTATATTCAGAACGAGACACCAGGCAAAGACAAGGAGCCGAATTGGCTGCCTGCGCCCAAAGGCCCGTTCGTCATCGCCATGCGCCTCTACTGGCCCAAAGAAGCAGCGCTGGACGGCGAGTGGAAGCAGCCGCCGATGAAGCAGTCGGCATAAGGGAGCGAAGTGCAAGCAAAATCTCAGCTTTCGCCGTCAACCTTATGCTCGCTGCAATACCATTCCTGACCGTACCGCTTCTCAAAGCCAAAGGCGCCCCACGACTTGCAATCTGGATGCATGCAGTAGTGTTCGAACAAACCGGCAGGAGCTTTCTCCATGTGCTCCGGGTAGGTGAGTTTGGGTGGAGTCTCACTCATAGCAACAACGGCTCTTCTTCCTCTGCCTTTGGTTGTGGCAAAACTATCAGGTCTTTGTCGGGCAGGGGTCTTTGAAGCTTCAAAGCCTCATCAGTCGGAGCGTTCATCCAGATGTCGATCTCATCGCTGGTGCGCAGGATCACCGGCATAGCCTGTTCATGTATCGGCTTGACGACCGCGTTGGGAAAGGTGGTTAGAAACGCGAAGATATCGGCCTGTACGGGACCCTCCTTTTTCTTCCGCGTGCTGTACCAGCTCGTCCAGATTCCAGCGAACCAGAACAGTGGCCTGTCCTCGCTCAAAGCGAACCAGTAGAGCGGCTTTTTCTTGGTCACTGGATCCGGCACTTTGCCGTACTCGGCAAAACTCGTCACCGGGACAACGCAGCGATTTGCCGGACCAAGCCAGGGTTGCCAGTGCGCGGACTTCACATTGCGAATATTGGTTACGCCGTAGTCGACCTCACCCTTCAGGAATTGCGGTGGTGTCGGCATTCCCCATCTGGCAATTGCCAGTTCGCGATCGCCATTAGCATCTTTCCGGCCAATTGGGGCAGGGTAGTCCGGATAGACATCCATCTGCAGAGTAAAACGATTGGTGAGATCGTGAACAGGCAGGAACAGTTGCCGCATCGCTTCAAATGTCGTGGTGGCGTTGTAAAGATTGCACATGGATGTCGATGATAATTGATCCTCACCGCTTCGCAAGAAGGGCAGTCTGCGGCAACTTCGTCCTTGACGTTTTGGGAATATGTTCTCATTTTGTTCTCATGACAAGAAACATCAAAACATTGGGCCAGGCGGCACGCCATTGCATGTTGGTGCGGGTGACATGCCGGAAGTGCGAGAAGGTTGGATTCTTCGTCGCCAGCGATCTGGCCAACGTCAATGGCCACGGACGTTCCTTCAAAAGCCTGAAATTCCGCTGCCGGGAATGTGATGTCGTCGACTGCGAAGTCGTTCCTTTTGAGGATGACCGAGACAGGGTTCACAAAAAGCGAACGGTCTGGCGCCCGGTGCAGATGTAGCCATGTCGATTTCCCTCAATACCATTGGAGCATTGATCGACACTGATCACATGCTCCGCGCCTGCTGCAATAATCCGAAGTGCCGCCACTATGCAAAGCTCGATCTGGAATACCTGGCCAGCAAGCTCGGCCGAGACCACGGAAGTATGCACAAGGATCTTGTTCCCAAACTTAAATGCTCCAAATGTAAGTCAAGAAATATCAGCCTGATTCTATCAGCGAAAAGCACCGAAGGATTTGGCCATGTTTAAATGGGGAGATAAATGCTTCAGACGGTCCAAGACCTTTTTACTCTGATCGCGACAGGTAGCGGTATTTATATAGCCGTTGCAGGCTTGAATGCTTGGCGACGCGAGACCACTGGAAAGCGCGACATAGAGTTATGTCAAAATGTGATTGAACGTTTTTACGAGGCCGAGCATAAAATGAACGTTCTGCGCTCCCCCATGTCGTATTCCCAGGAGGGCGAGAGCCGCGCAAAAGCAGAGAACGAATCGGAAGAAGAAAAAAATAGACGGGATACTTTGTTTGTGCCTTTGGCGCGATTGAACCAACAATCGGAATTTTGGTCCGATTTCTTCTCATACAAGTTTCGCATGAGAGCTTTGTTTGGTGCTGACGCAGTGGCAGCCTTCGACAAAGCTGATGAAGCACACCGTTCGTTTCGAGCTGCGGCAATTGTTCGATATCAATCTCTATTTCATAACCCAGCTGGACTTGGTAGCGAAAGTCGGATGAACTTCGAGAAAACGATATGGGGAAGCTCCGGAAAGACCGACGAGATTGCCGAGCAGATGAGGAGCGCTATCAGGGACATGGAAGCCATATGTGTTCCTATAGTTCGATCGACGAGGCCATCGATACGCAATTGGTGGAAAGCACTTTCGCGGAGGGATCGTTGA